ATAGCTACTGAAAAAAGATCAGGACTAGTTATTGCTAAAGGACTTCCAAGAGGGAAAGGTGATGTTACTATATATTGGCAGGATTACGAAGAAGCCGCTTTTGACAAACCAACTTTTTGGTATATGCTTCACGATAAATCTATGGACGCTACAATGGGTAAGCCTTCAGAGTTTAAAGTAACATTTCCAGACGAACCAAAAGAAGAGTCGGAAGAGGTTGGCGGCGAGATACCACCTAAAGGAAAATAATAAAAAACAAAATATGTCAGTAAACGAACAAGGACACTACGGAAAATACAGCGGAAACTCTAGACACACTAGAGTAACAAGTCATAACTTTGCCGCTACAAGAAGAGATGATCAAGCACATATGCAATATCTAAAAGAAGATGTAGACTATGATGACAAGCACGGCCACAGCGATATAGATATGACAGCTGACGAAAAACATATATCTAAACTAGCAGGTGATCTAAAATACGATGATAAGCATCATGGTGCTGCTAGACACACCGGTGCTCATTCTACTGAAGAGTACATGGAGCGTAAAGATAAGGCTATAAAAGCTAACGCTGGTCCAGCTCAAAGCCAAGACAGAAGCTTAAGTCTTGGGGTTAATGCTAATAGAGATAAACCAAGTGAACAGAATCCAGATCCAAGAGTAAATTATGCAGCTAACGCTAACTTTAGCCCGATACCTAAATTCAATGTATCAGCTAACGCTAATTCTCAAGGCGGTTATGGTGTTGGTTTGTCAGGCTCATCTAAAAGCGATCAAACAACCTACGGAGCTCAGTTTAAGAGAGAAAATGGCAACACTAATGTAAGTGCTAACGCTACTTTTAAATTTTAACAAAACAGAATAGGACTGTATAAACCTAGCCAAACATAAACATAACCAAAAACAAAAACAAAAACAAAATGGGAAAATTCATTAAATTTAACGTACAAAATTCAGCGGCAGTATCACCACTGTCACCAACAGAAGGAATCTTAGTAAACGTAGAAGACATTACTAAAGTAACAGCAACAGGAGCATCTGGAGCAAATGCTAAAACAGTAGTAGTTGGACTAACAGGTAGAGCAGCTCAAGGTGCAGGATATGTTACTTTAACACTAACAGTATCTACAAGCTTAAGCGCGGCTGTTAATCCAACGATTGTAACAGGTAAAGCAAATCCATTAGTTGCAGCAGTAAGATCTGCAATGACAGCTAATCCAGGAGGAGTAGTAGCAACAGCCCAGTTAGGAAAAGATCAAGCAGCGACGCCTGCTCAAATGTATTTTAGAACAGCAACTTTCGTTTAATAGTACATGAAGCCTAAAGGACTTGGAGATAGCATAGCTAACTTCACACACAAAACAGGTATTAAGCACGTCGTTGACATTGTCTCTGACGGGCTTAATATCAATTGTGGCTGTAATAACAGGCAAGAGTGGTTCAATAACAAATTTCCTTATAGAAACAAGAATGGCATTTAATATAAAACCTTTTTTTGATCTCAATAAAATGAGTACATCTGTGTTTGAAAGAGATATGGGTGATGATCCCGTGTTTGCAAGAACACCTAAAAATGGAGTTATTATTTTAAACAAAGATGCTGTTAAAGATTCTAGTAAAAAAGAACTAGACAATACCATAGCACACGAGCAAGTACACGTTGACCAATTTAAAAACGGTGAACTAGATTACAATGTTGGTGCAGGTAAAGTGATGTTCAAAGGAAAAGAATATGATTACTCTGTTATGCAGGCAGGTAAAGGTCCTTGGGAAAAACCAGCGTATGCTGCGGAGAAAAAGTAGCTTATTAATATTTTGTGTAATCATATAATAAAGAATAACAATTAAATCCAATTATATGAAAAACTTAATTATTGCATTATTTATTACGCTATCTTCATTAAGCCTTAAAGCTCAAGAAGAGTTTAACGGAATTTGGAAGTCTGAAGCAACAAGTTATGTAACAACTATACTAGCCAGTGAATGGGCGGTTGTAGGTGTTAGGAACACGTGCTTTACTAAATTAAAAGTATTAGACGAGAAGATTTTAAAATATAAAAACAAAAAATTAACTACTAGCATACATAACAAAGAAAACGGATATACAGCTGAAGTACGATACGAGTGGTTAGACAGTAATACACTATCAAGCACGTACTCTACATTTCCTGGAAAAGTGTATATGTTAAAGAGAATACAAACTAATAAATAAATATAGTAATGAAAAAGAAAATGAAAACAAATCAAGATGGTGGTAGTGTCACTGCGTCTGATCCAGCTGCTGCAGGAAAGCAACTAGCTGCAGACCAAAAAGCGGGAGGCGCAAGAATGGGTTACTCTCAAAAGTTTGGACCTGGACGAATGAACGGGTATGATGCGGGTGCTAAGAAAACCATGGACGTAATGTCTCATGGAGGAGCTTCTAAATACATGGCAGAAGGACCTGCCCAAGGCGCCAATCAAGAAATTGTTGCAACAGGTCAGCAAGATAAGTATAAAAGAGAATTTCGCGCTAATAGAAAAGGCAAGTTTGATGCCATGAACGAACGATTGCGAATAAATAAAGATGAGGCAAGGACCGATAAGGCTATAACCAAGCAGCGTGATATCACTAGTGTGCAGGCTGATGTAAAAGATGGTACACGACCTGGTTTTAGTAATCCTAGCGTAAATCCTATTGATGGCATGACGTATAGCTATGGAGCAAGATTGATGAAAGGTGGAGATGCAATGATCAACCCGGCTTCTTCAGACGAGAGAGATGTAACTAGAGGAGCAGACGGTTATTACACAGCGGATGCTTTTCCTAGAAACCGTAGATCTGCTAGAAGCCGCGAGGAATTTACCGGAACCTACGGTAGAGATAGAGGAACCCCTGAGACGCCAAACCAACGAGGATCATTTGACTATGCTAAAAGTCAATATGAGCGAAATGCACAAAGAGAGGCAACTCAACGTAATCGCATGATTGACGACTTTAAAACAAAAGTAGGTATTGATGTTAATAAAGAAAGAATGGCAGCAGCTCAAAACACTATAGCAGCTGCTTTTAATAGGGGTATAGGTAGTGTAAAAAACTCTACGCTCAAAAACCCAACAGGCCTTAAGTCTTACGAGACAAAAGAAATAAACTAATGTACTCAAAAAAAGGATATTTAAAAAATAGTCCTGACGTAAATAAAAAAACTAACTTAATAGCTGGTAATAAAATTACCATGAAAGGTGTTGAGCATAAGGTTTTAGGTATTGACGACAGAGGTTACACTACTATTATGTATCCAGGATATGATTACATTTTTCCAAATGGCAAAGAAGTATTAGAAATTAAATTAAATAAATAACATTGGACAAAATAATTCAATGGCTTACAGGTGGCGTTATCAGCGAAGTTGGTAACGTCATTGATAAGCTTACAACTACCAAAGAAGAAAAGCTTGAGGCCAAAAGGCTAATGGTTGAAATACTAGAGAAAGCAGACAGTGAAGCCCAATCGCAAGTAACCGAAAGGTGGAAGTCAGATATGGCATCAGATAGTGTGCTCTCTAAAAATATACGCCCTATGGTTCTTATATACTTAACAGTTATATTTACTGTATGTGCGTTTTTTGATGGTAATGTAGGGCAATTTAAAATAGCGGAAGAGTATATACCAATATTTCAAACCCTTTTAGTAACAGTGTACGGTGCTTACTTTGTGGGTCGTAGCTGGGAGAAAGCTAAAAAAATTCAAAGTAATAATTAAATTAAATTAAATCAAATGAATAAAATAGAAGACAAAGAATTAGAAAAAGTAGTAGAACAGCAAAAAACATTAAACGAAGTGTTAACCAGTATTGGCGTTCTAGAAACACAGAAGCACGGACTACTTCATAAAGTAGCCACTCTAAACAAAGATATAGAAGAAGTAAAAAGCGATCTTGAAGGAAAATACGGAGCTATAAATATCAACTTAGAAGACGGCACGTATACTAAAGTAGATCAAGATGGATAATGTTATAAGAAAAATTAGCATAGGTTCTGACTACAAGAATGATGCAATGCACTACTCTGTAAACCAAGAAGTATACGGAGGACATACTATATCTCATATTCTACTAGAGGATAAAGATTCATCATACAACATTTACATTAAGAAAAACGAAGAGATATTACCATGGAAAAAGTTTAATTCTAATATGGCTATATCTATAGAGTATGATATAAAGTATTAATGAAAAGTGTATATGATTTTATCGTTAAGCCAATAGGTGATAGATATGCAAATACAAAAAAAATAGGAGACACTGAATTAGTTTTAAACACTAAGGTAGAAAGTTGGAAATTTGTAAATAGATTTGCTGAAGTAGTATCAACACCTCTTGCTGTTGCAACGCCTGTAAAACAGGGTGATATAGTTGTAATACATCAAAACGTTTTTAGGAGATTTTATAACATGCAGGGTAAACAAACAAACAGTAGGTCTTACTTTAAAGATGATTTGTACTTTGCTAGTGTTGACCAAGTATACTTATATAAAACAAAAGAAAAGTGGCTATCAATAAACGACCGCTGCTTTGTAATGCCAATTAAAGAAACGGAGCTTCTAGCGAACTATAAAGAGGCAAACAATATTGGTATACTGAAAATAGGTAATAGCTCCTTAGAAGAGCTAAGAATAACTCCAGGGCACGTGGTTACATTTAAGGCTGGGTCTGAATGGGAGTTTAATATAGACGGTGAACGTTTGTATTGTATGAAATCAAATGATATTTTATTAGAACATGGATATAAAGAAGACGAAGAAGAATATAATCCTAGCTGGGCAGAAAGCCGTTGAAGAATTAATAAAGGTAGCTAAAGAAGCTATTGTTGATTCAGAAGAAGACATTTCAGCTGATAGATTAAAAAATGCCGCGGCTACAAAGAAGCTCGCTATATTCGATGCTTTTGAAATACTACAGCGGATTCAAGAGGAGGAAGCTATATTAAATGAAAAACCTAAAGAAGCTAAGGAAGAAAAAGCTTTTAAAGGTTTTGCAGAAGGGAGATCTAAATAATGTATATTCAAAGTTTATACAAAGTAGACGACAACCACATAAAGCCTCATATAATAAAAAAAAATAACAGGTATAAAAAGTGGGAGTACGGTTATAACAAAGAACACGATGTTATCGTCATAAGCAAGACTGGAGAGATAGGTGAGATATACGATATACAGAATCTAAAAATTGCGCTACCTAAGCCTAAAGATGTTGTTAAGTTTAAATCAAAATCTTGGGAAAGAACAGAACTACCGGAAGAGTTAAAGAAAATAAAAACAATATTTGACTGGGAGAATTACCCAATAGATTTCAAAGAAAAATGGTATGATTACATCGATAAAGAGTTTACTAGGAGAGAGCAAGGTTTTTGGTTCAATAATAAGGATCTGGATACTTACATTACTGGTACTCACTTTATGTACCTGCAGTGGTCCAAAATTGATGTTGGGAAGCCAGACTTTCGAGAAGCAAATAGATTATTCTTTATATTCTGGGAGGCATGCAAGGCCGACAAGCGGTCTTATGGAATGTGTTATCTTAAAAACCGTAGATCAGGGTTTTCCTTTATGTCCTCGGCTGAGACCGTCAATCTTGCAACTATATCCTCGGATTCACGGTACGGAATATTGTCCAAATCGGGTCCCGATGCTAAATCGATGTTCACAGATAAGGTGGTCCCAATATCGGTTAATTACCCATTTTTCTTCAAACCAATACAGGACGGTATGGACAGGCCAAAAACCGAACTCGCATACAGAGTCCCCGCCTCAAAGTTTACACGTAAGAAACTTGACACAAACGAATCAGTCAAAGAGATCACAGGTCTTGATACCACGATCGACTGGAAGAACACGGGCGACAACTCGTACGATGGTGAGAAACTCAAACTCCTCGTCCACGACGAATCGGGTAAATGGGAGAGGCCGAACAACATTCTCAACAACTGGAGGGTTACGAAAACAACACTTAGATTAGGTAGTAGGGTAATAGGTAAGTGCATGATGGGAAGCACTTGTAATGCCTTAGCTAAAGGTGGAGAAAACTTTAAAAAACTTTACTACGACTCAGATGTTAAAAAAAGAAACCGCAACGGTCAGACTCGCTCAGGACTCTATTCTTTGTTCATACCTATGGAGTGGAACTACGAGGGATACATTGATTCTTATGGCATACCTGTATTCGACACACCAGAAGAAGAAGCTGTAGGACCTCATGGAAATACAATAGATTTAGGTGTTATAGAATACTGGCAAAATGAAGTTGATGGTCTAAAAGGAGATCAAGACGCGTTGAACGAATTTTATAGGCAGTTTCCAAGAACAGAAGATCACGCATTCAGAGACGAAGCAAAACAATCGCTATTTAATTTAACTAAAATATACGAGCAAATTGATTTTAATGGAGACCTAAGGCATAGCTCTCTTGTAACTAAAGGAAGCTTTCAGTGGAGAGATGGTATAAAAGATACTGGTGTTATATTTGTTCCAAATGACAGTGGTAGGTTTTTAGTTACTTGGGTTCCACCTGAAAATCTTCAAAATCGTGTGATAGTAAAGAATGGTATCAAACACCCTGGAAATAAAGACTTAGGCGCTTTTGGTTGTGATAGCTACGATATATCAGGTACAGTTGACAACAGAGGATCTAATGGAGCTCTTCATGGTTTAACTAGTTTTAGTATGTTAGACGTTCCACCAAACCACTTTTTTTTAGAATACATAGCTAGACCACAGACAGCTGAGATATTTTTTGAAGATGTACTAATGGCTTGCGTATTCTACGGTATGCCAATACTTTGCGAGAATAACAAACCTAGGTTGTTGTATCATTTTAAACGTAGAGGTTATAGAGGTTTTTCAATGAATAGACCTGATAAAGTCTACAACAAACTATCTGTAACAGAGAGAGATATTGGCGGTATACCAAACTCAAGCGAGGATATAAAACAAGCTCATGCTGCTGCTATAGAAACATATATAGAAAGCTTCATTGGTTTACAGGATAAAGGATATGGTGATATGTATTTCCAAAAAACTTTAAATGATTGGAGTAAGTTTGATATAAACAACAGAACAAAGCATGATGCCTCTATTAGCTCTGGCCTAGCTTTGATGGCTTGCAACAAGAATAGATATACGCCTGTTCCAAAAAGAGAAGTTATATCTTACGATTTAGGTATAAAAAGATACGACAACACTGGTGTACTTTCAAAAATGATAAAATAAATGAATATAAATTATAATGCTAACAGCGCTTTTCCCAATCAGGTAGTACCTTTGGAGGAAAAATTAAGTCTGAAATATGGAGAGCAAGTTGCTGATGCCATACAGTCTGAATGGTTCTCGCAAGGCAGAACTAATGGCAACAGGTATTTAACCTCTTTTGACAATTATCACACTAGAAGATTATACGCTAGAGGAGAGCAATCAACACAAAAATATAAAGATGAATTATCTATTAATGGTGATTTGTCTTATTTAAACTTAGACTGGAAACCAGTACCTATACTCTCTAAGTTTGTAGACATACTAACCAACGGTATATCTAACAAGGATTACGACATTAAAGCTTACGCTAACGACCCAATATCTATTAAAAAAAGAACAGACTATGCTACTAAATTAGCTATGGATATGTTTGGTCAAGATATAATACAGCAGGTAAAACAAACTACAGGTCAAGATGTAGCGAGCACAAACATACCACCAATGGATCTTCCTAAAACAATGGAAGAGATGGAGTTGCATTTGCAGCTGTCTTACAAGCAGGCTATAGAAATAGCGGAAGAAGAAGCTATAACTCAGACATTAGACAAGAATAAATTTGAACTATTAAAACGTAGATTGAACTACGATCTTGTAACTTTAGGTATAGCGGCGGCAAAAACAAACTTCAACATATCAGAAGGTATAACCTTAGACTATGTTGATCCCGCTTATATGATTCATTCATATACAGAAGACCCAAACTTTGAAGACGTATATTATGTTGGAGAGGTTAAAGCGGTTACCATAGCAGAGATCAAACAACAATTCCCTCACATATCAGATGAGGAATTAACTAAAATACAAAAATCATATAGCAACCAGAACTATATACAGGGGTGGGGCGCATATGACGAAAACACAGTACAGGTTTTATATTTTGAATATAAGACATATATGGACCAGGTGTTTAAGCTAAAGCAAACAGATCAAGGTTTAGAAAAAGTATTAGTAAAGACAGACGCTTTTAATCCACCACCTAGCGATAAGTTTGATAGAGTTTCAAGAAGCATAGAGGTTTTATTTGAAGGTGTTAAGGTTTTAGGATCTAACATGATGTTAGACTGGAGAATGGCAGAGAACATGACCAGACCGATGGCTGATACTACTAAGGTAGAAATGAACTACACCATATGTGCGCCTAGAATTTACAAAGGTAGAATAGAGTCTATAGTTAGTAAGACTATAGGTTTTGCAGACATGATTCAGCTGACACATCTAAAGCTTCAGCAGGTTATTTCAAGAATGGTACCAGATGGTGTATTCTTAGATATGGATGGTTTAGCTGAGGTTGACTTAGGTAACGGTACTAATTATAACCCTGCAGAAGCACTTAACATGTACTTTCAGACTGGTTCAGTTGTAGGTAGATCGCTTACACAAGACGGAGCGATGAACGCTGGTAAAGTACCAGTTCAAGAATTGTCATCGTCCTCAGGGCAAGGAAAAATAGCAGCATTAACAAGTACGTACAACTATTATGTTCAAATGATTAGAGACGTAACAGGTCTTAATGAAGCTAGAGATGGTAGTTTGCCTGATAGAGATACGTTAGTTGGTTTACAAAAAATAGCAGCTCAACAGTCTAACATAGCGACAAAACACATAAACAATGCTAGTTTATATTTAACATTAAGGTTATGTGAAAACATATCTAAAAAACTAGCAGATGTAGTTAGATTCCCATTAACAGCTGAATCATTGAAAAACTCTATATCTACATTTAATGTCAGAACGTTGCAAGAAATATCTAACCTAAACTTACACGACTTTGGTATATTTCTAGACCTAGAACCTGACGAAGAAGAAAAAGCGCAGTTAGAACAAAACATACAAGTTTCATTACAGACCGGCGGTATTGATTTAGAAGACGCTATAGATCTTAGACAAATACGTAATTTGAAACTAGCAAATCAAATGCTAAAACAAAAACGTAGACTAAAACAAGAGAGAGATCAAAAAGCAGCTCAAGCCAATATGCAAGCTCAGGCTCAAGCAAACGGTCAACTAGCAGAACAAACAGCTATGGCTGAGACTCAGAAGCAACAAATTCTTACTGATCAAAAATTGCAGCTAGAGCAAGCTAAGTCTCAAATGGAAATACAGCGTATGCAAGCGGAGGCCTCTATAAAAAGAGAGCTTATGGCAGAGGAGTTTAACTACAACGTACAACTAGCTAAAGAAAGATTTAATGGTGAGAAAGGTAAAGAGGGTGATATTGAGGATCGCAAAGACAAGAGAGCTAGAATAATAGGAACACAGCAATCACAAATGATACAGCAGAGACAAAACGACGGAACACCTATCGACTTTGAATCTACTAACGATAATTTAGGTGACTTTGGCTTAGAAGCCTTTGGTCCTAAATAATTTTTAATTTTATAATATTATATTATGTCAGAAGTAAACCAGGCCGTAGAGGTCAAACAAGAAGGTGATTTTTCACTAAAAGGTAAGAAAAAAACACCAAAGAAATTTTCCGATACATCAAACAATGAACCATTTAAAGTTGATCTAACAAAA